GGTGAGGTAGACCGTCTCGCCCGCGTGCACCAGGTCGGTCTGCGGCACGTCCGGCTGCCCGGCCGCGTTCCGCACGGGCTCGCCGCGCCGGGGCACCGACAGGTTGACCAGCGCCTCGTACGGGTCGCCGAGCCGGAGCGCCGGCGCGTGCACCTGCCCGGCGTTGGCCTTCGCCAGCAGCCGGTCCAGGTCCTTGCGCTCGGCGGCGGAGAGCACCGCGTTGGTGACCGCCATCAGACCCCCGAGAGCAGCACGACGCCGAGCGGCTGGTCAAGACCGATCGCGGCGCTGCGCTGGGTGTCGGAGCGCCAGGTCTTGCGCGGCTCCTCGCGGTAGAGCGGGCCGGCCAGGAACGGCACCTCGTCGGCGTAGAACCCGGCCCGCTGGCGCTGCATGATGATCGCGTTGCCGACCGGCACCTGGCGCGACACCAGCACGTCCAGGTTGAGGATCTTCTGCGGCAGGGTGCCGGTGTAGAGCAGGTTCTCGCTGGCGATGTCACCGATGTAGGGGGCGGCGAACGTGCTGGACTGGAGCAGCGTGTTCTTGGTGCCGTGGTTGATGATCAGCGTGTCCGCCTCGAACCCGAGCCACTGCGTGACGCCGTTGGGGGAGACGATGTTGGCGTTCTCCACCAGGTAGACCGACTGCATGATGTCCGCGCGGATGGTGGCGGCGGCGGACGACCAGGGGTTGGCCACCGCCAGGGTCTGGATGCTGGCGTTGGCCACCACCGCCGAGTAGAACGCGGTGTTCCAGCTGTAGACCATCGTGTTCTTGACCTGGAGCAGCTGGCGCGTCACCGGGTCGATGGTCTGGCGGCGGCGCATCTCGTCGGAGACCATGATCGCCATCGCGCGCTCGTGCGAGAACACGACGCGGGGCGTGCCGATCGAGGTCATCATGACCGGGACCTCGCCGAACTCCGGCCTGATCTCGGGGAAGTTGTCCGCGTACAGCGGCGTGCTCTCCGAGTAGCGGACGGCCCCGGAGGGAGCCGAGCCGCCCATGCGCAGCACCGAGTCCATGATGAACTCGTTCTGCGTGATGTCCAGAATCAGAGCCGGAATGACCAACGGGTCTTTCAGCAGCTCATTGACGGTGATTCTCGGGCCGTCAGAATATCCGCGTGCGCCTACAGGCATCTGTTCACTCCCTCTCTGATGTCAGTTGGTCAGCAGACCCGGCAGCGGCCGAGGAAGAACGACGCCGCGCCCTGGCCGCCGATCTGCTGGGTGAGCATTCCTGCGGTGATGCCGCCCGGCTGGGTGCAGATCCCGACCACGCCATCCGCCGGAGGGGCGGCTGCCGCCCCGGTGACGGTGCCGGGGGCTGTCGCGATGAGCAGCTTCTGGCCCTCCAGGATCGGCAGGGCCGCGCTGCCCGTGCCGCCGCCGGAGCTGTACCAGACCCAGATGTCGACGTTGCCGTAGTAGACCGCCGTGTAGTCCGTCAGCACCGAGATGTCGATCTGCGGCTGGCCGTAGGCGTTGGCCGCGCCGGTCTGCGCGGTGAGCGTGTTGGCGTCGTTGCCCGCCACGCCCAGGCAGGTAACCGAGCTGACGGTGGCCAGCTTGACCGTGTAGTCGGTGGTACCGCCGGTCGGCGTGGTCGGCTGGACGAACTGCCCGCCGTATATGAGGGTGGAAACCTGCTTGTTGCTCGGCCCCAGCTTGTAGTACGGGATTACGGCCGACATGTCAGGCCCCTCCTACGGTTACGACGGTGTTCGCCATCAGGGCTCTCCTCGTTCTCAGATGCCGACGACGCGGCGGTAGTTGGCCACGAAGTCCTGGCGGGCCGTGGCGGCGGTCTCCCCGGTGTCGGGCTCGTCCATCGCGCTGCCCATCTCGGCGGTCAGGTCGAGCATCGAGGCGGCCCGGCCGAACTCGGTGAGCACCGTGCGCATCAGCCGCCCGGCGTCCAGGCCGGAGCCGTTGGACAGCTCGACGACGTGCCCAGCGCCCTCAAGGAGCGGCTGCGCCAGGTCGCAGATGTAGCCGGGGACGCCCAGGTTCATCAGCTGGCGCTTCTCGTTGACGTAGTGCGACCGGTCCAGCTCGGCCTGCACCACCGCCATCTGCCGCTCGGTCTCGGCGATCCGGTAGTTGGTCAGCTCCAGCTCGGCCGGGTAGGCGTCGTTCGCCAGCCCGGCCCCCGCCAGGGCGGGCTGCGGCTGCGGCGGCAGGATCTCGTACTCGGCGGCGAGGGCGGCGAACTCGTCGTCGGTCATCGACTCCACCATCCGCGCCAGCTCCTCGTCGGTGGCGTCGACGTCGTCGTCGTCGCCTTCCAGCCCGGCGATTGCCGCCTCCACCTTGTCGGGGTCCAGCTCCAGCAGCCGGGCCAGGCGGCCCTGCTGGTCTGCGGTCAGGTCCGGCATGATGCCGCCTTCCTCTTCTGCGAAGTCCAGGTTCGATAGGTCGAGCACGAAGTCCGGGCCGCCGCTCATCTCCACGGCCTCCCACGCGCCCAGGTTGGGGATGCGCGGGTCGAGCGTGCCGAGCACGTGCTGCACCGCCTGCGGGTAGAACTTGCCGTCGCTGCGGTCGTAGCCCTCGACGATCCGCGCCGACACGCCCAGGCGCGGGTTCTCCGCCAGGGTCTTCGACCCCTTCGGCGTGGTTTTCACGGTCATGTACAGGCCGTCCGGCTCGACGTCGACGCCGACCACCTCGCCCCGGTAGCGCTCCGGGTCGTTGGTGTGGCTGTTGGCCGCGTCCGCCAGCTGGAACGGCACCTGCGGGTACGCGCCGTCGGCGTAGGCGGCGGCCAGGCCGCGCAGGTACTCGGGGGTGAACTTGAGCATCCGGCCCTTGTAGGCGACCTCGCCGACCGGCAGGATCTGCTTGCGCCAGGTGTCGGGGAGCCGGCCCGCCTTCCAGGGCGCGCGGGCGAACGGGGTCAGGACCGCAGCGGGCACTAGCCGGCCTTGCCGAACTGGCCGGGCTTGGTGGCCTGGGCGCGCTTGGCCATCGCCAGGGCGACCTTGGGGGCGACGCCCTTTTTCTTCAGCTTCATGTGGATCTGCTGCCCGCGCGGGGACAGGCCGTTGTCGTCGCTGCCGCCGTCCGGGTCGTCGTCGTCATCGTCGTCGTCGGAGTCGCCAGACGCGAACGCGCGGACGTTGACCGCGCCGAGCGCGGCCAGGGCGGCAGGCTGTGCGGGCGGCTGCTGGAGCGGCATCGCGGCGCTCTTGTTCCAGGTGCCGAGCGCCTCCATCAGCGCCGCCCGCTGCTGCACGTGCGGGGTGAGCGCCCTGCCGTCCACCACCGACTGCCAGGTGCCGTCATCGTTGTGGCGCACCTCGGCGATCTGCGCGCCGCCCTGGCGGTGCCTGATCACCGCCGGGCCGCCTGCGGTGCGGCTGACCAGCATGTCGCCCAGCGACGTGACGGGAGTGCGCCGCGCCAGCTCGATGCCCCCTCGGCTGTTGGCCGCCTTGACGGTGACCTGCTGCGGGCTGAAGCCGGCCTTTTTCGGGGTGCCGTCCGCCGGCGTCCGGAGCGCTGAGGGCTTGGCCGGGTCGTCGGTGTCCGCCGTGCCCCCGCTCACCTTGAAGTCGCCGTCGTCAGAGCGGTACCCGCAGCTAGGGCACTGGAGCTGGCTCACATCGTCCGCCCTCGGGGTCTTGACAAAGAGTCACTGCGGGTCATGCTACGCCTGTCTGCCTGCCTGACTGCCTGTACGTTAGGTTGTTTCCGGTTCGGCCGACCCGTCGACAAGCACCGGGGCGACCTTCTCGGCGTCCTCCTGGCTCACCCCGGCCTGCGTCATCGCCTGCACCAGCGTGTCGATCGCGGCCTGCCGCTGGTCTTCCGGCGTCGTCATCCGAGGTTCCTCGCGTAGTCGTGGATCACGTTGGCCAGCGGGACGATGCCCGCCACCAGCGCGGCGAGGATCGGCGCGACCCCGGTGGCGATGCCGACCCCGGCGACGGCGACGCCGCCGAAGGTGAACAGGGCGTTGGCGACGGTGTGCGCCCGCAGGTCATGGTCGCCCTTGTCGTTGATCGAGCTGTAGCTGCTGCGGATCGCCGCGATCGACTTCTGCTGCGCCAGGTGCATCTGCGCCAGGCGCTGCTTCATGTCATCCGCCTGCTTGGCGCTGATCTCGCCAACCTGCCTGGCCACCTCGGTGGCGATCCGGGCGTCGATGTACTTCTTGATCGCGTCCTCGCCTGCGCCGATCCCGGCGAGGCTGCCCAGGGCGGGGTCGGCGCGCGGGTCGACGTCGCCCACCAGCGCCGCCGCATCCGCCCTGGCGCGGCCCGCCGCCGCCAGCCGGGGCGGGCCGTCCGGCGGGCGCTGCGACAGCAGCCCGCCGGGGACCTCCGAGTAGCCGGGCAGCGCCTGCGCGTTGATGCCGCGCGCTCTCGCTGGCGGCACGTACTGCTCTTTCTCTTCAGGCGACTTGTACACGCGGTGGACCTTGACCGCCATGCGCTGCCCCGGCGTCAGCTTGCGGCTGCTCGCGCTCGGGACCATCGGCGCTTCCTCGTACCGCTCCTTGGTCGTCTTCCTGACCGACGCCCTGACGAATTTCGCCGCGTGATCGCAGTCCGCGCTCGCCGCCGCCGCCGCCTTCTTCGCCTCCTTGTCCCGGTCGACCATCCACTGCGGGTACTTGTCGTTGAACGACTTGAGGAGCACCGGGTCCGGCAGGCTCCCCGGCAGCAGCAGCTTGAAGCCGTGCCGGTACGTGTAGGCGGTGCCGGGGATGTGATGCCCGTGGATGGCCGCCAGGTCGAGCTGCCCGCTGATGGAATCCGGGCCAGGAGTGTGCTCGGCCACGGCTGGCTGCACCTCGATCTCGTCCTCGGTCCACGCCAGGCGGGCGGCGCGGGCGGCGTCCTTGCTGCCCGCCGCGTCGTTGGCGAAGCCCTGCGCTTTCAGGTTCTGCATCGTCTGCCCGGCCTTGCCCTGTTTCGTGAGCTGCGCGGACACCGCGTCCCCGGCGGCTTTCGGGTTCATCCCGCCGGCGATGAGCGAGCGCACGGTGTCCACGGCGTTCTGCATGGTGGCGCTGGCGATCATCTGCTGCGGCGTCGGCAGGAGCGCTGTCAGGTTGTACGTGCCGCCGTCCGGCGAGATCGAGTCCACGCGGTAGCTGCCGCCTCTCGGCAGGATGTACTCCTTGATGCCCGTGTCACCGGGGGCCATGTGCGACCCGGCGGGCACGGTGATGTCCATGACGGCCGGCTTGCCGCCCAGGGCGGGCACTTCCCCCATCATCGGGTCGGAGCCGCTGACGCGCAGCCGGGCGAATTTACCCGCCCAGTTCGCGCTGTCCGACGTGGACGTGAACCCCTTGTCCGTGAACACCGTCCCCGGCTTCAGCTGCGCGGCCAGCGCCGGTGACATGGCCATCCCCCGGTACAGCGTCGTCGTCTTGGTCACCGTGTGCGACGCGATGATCCTGTCCAGCACGGGCACCTCGGCCGACCGGTCGATCGTCGGCCCTGAGGATGCGGCAGACGGGTTGAGCATCTGCGTGAGCATGTCCGCGTCGGACGGCTCGGCCTTCCCCACGCCCGGCATCTTCCCGGCCCGCAGCGCCCCGTTGATCGCGGCCGACCCCTCCTGGCCGATGTAGTCCTGGAGCACGGCGGCGTCATCGTCCGACAGACTGCCCCAGAACTCTTTCACGTCGGCGACCGGCGGGCTCAGCTCCGGCACCACGAGGCCGTGGTGCTTGGCGGCGGCGTCGCGCTTGGCGGTGGCCGAGGCGGTGTCGTGCGCCTTCAGCTCCGCGCCAGCGCCCCACTCGCCGTGCTTTCCGCGCTTCTC